TTTCACAATCTGCATTATCATAAGTTAAAAATTCAGGTAATCTTGGTGAAAAGTTAAATGTTTCAGATGTAACACCTGATATTTTGTATTCACCATTATAGACACTATCAGAAAAAATAATTTGTGAATGATTTTGTACTTCTTTATCTGCTGTACTTATGTAACCACCCTTAGTAATACCATAATATAATACATTTGGTGTTGATGCACTGGATTGTAAAGTTAATGAAGCATCTACAACTCCACCTGTCTCCGTTCCAATACCAACTGTACCCGCTGTGCCTACATTGAATATTGTTGAGTCTTGAGAACTATTAAACTCATTTTTACCATCACCATAGAAAATCTTAAAGTCAAATCCTGCAAGAGTTGTTGTAGATAATCCAAATTTAACCTTTGAATTTTTATAAACTTTAATTTGTGGGTTTATTGGAGCAATACTTTGTTCACTTCCACCACTATTGTTTGTTAGTTCAATTAATTTTATTGGATTTGCTGATAAATCATTAAATGTCTCTGCTAATTGGAAAAATCTACTATTTACCTTATAAACAAAATATGAACCTGTTCCTAAACCAGCATTTCCATCATAAAATACTTTATCACCAGTGTTAAATCCATGATTTTCAATATTGATTCTATTAGTCTCTACATTTGTATTTGTAAAATTAATTGGATTAATTAATAGTTTTTGATATTCAGCGTTGTAATTTACCTCAATAGGAGTTGTGGTGCCTATTCCTACAGTATGATTTGGAACTACATTTATTGATACAATATCATCATTCTGCAAATTATGAGTTGTTGTATCAGCAGCAGCAACATTTACAGTAACTGTACTTACAATTTTATCAATATCACCTGTAACTTGATCAAATTGTGATGATAAATTGTATAGGTGTGTGTTTATACCTGTAACAGTGCTTGCATTTGACTTAAAGTATAATCCCTCACTTGTACTACCAATACTTATTGTTGAGAGTCCAATATAGTTCTCACTTTTTTTAATAACGAATAAGTCTATTGAAGTATCATTTGAGTCAAATGGTATTGAGAAATTATTAATAGTATCAGCTGGATCATCAGTATTTGCAACATCAATTTGTCTATTAGAAACTGCAGGAACATTAAGTTTTACCTTTTGTCCTGTAACAAATGGATGATTTGGTAAATAAATTTGTCTATTTGGTATTGATACTGATTTTACTGTTTCACCAATTACATAATTTGTCGATATCCCCTCACCATCAGTACCTAATCCTATTGATTGTGGTGCGTTGAAATAAACTATATCGTTTAGTTGTGACTCAAATTTTCTAGTTTTAACAGGAATTGTTACTTGATTATTCAATAAATCTACATTTGAACCAAATGTATGTGCTATCCCAACATTTCTAAAAACACGAATTATTTTTTGCTCTTTATAAAAATTCAATACTGATACAATTTCATCATTAGGAGTATTACCAGAGCCGATTCTGATTGAATTCCCAATTGATATATTGTTTGGTAATTGATTGACAAAAATGTCTTCAATTGCAAGATTTCCAGCAATTACAGCATTTGTAGATTTGCCTAAAGAAACACGAGAAGTATTAACCCCTACAGAGAATGAATCTGTTAAATTTTTGATTGATGTACTTAATCCAGAAACAAAAACGTAATCATCATTATTCAATTCAATAGAAGACGATATATTACCTTTTACAGTACTATCATCTATCCAAGTAAACACTAAATCCTCAAATCTATCTAATTTTGTTTCAATACTAGAAACTCCTAAACCAACCAATTCATTTACTTCTGCACTAAATCCCGTGCCATTTGTATCAGTGTTATCAAAAGAAGTAAGATCACCTATTCTATATCCTGAACCAGCATTTAATATTGTTAAATTTTCAATTTCACCCTTGGATACTGATTGTACTTCAGTAATTTGTCTAATAATTTCATTAGATTCTGTAAGAAAATCATTATCAGCAAATTTTTCACCAACGTTATGTGGATATGTGTTTCTTATTAAATTAGAATTATTGAAATCAAAATTATGATCTAACTTCAAATTATCTTGAATAAGTGGTAGTCTAAATGTTCTTCCTATAAAATATGGATATTTACCAACAATTTTACCATTATTATCTTCATCAACAGTTGCAAAGTAAGCATAAATTCCGTTTGGAAATTCTGGTGTCTTACAAAATCTTCCATTATGTATATCCAAATCTCCAGAATTATCAAATATATAATCATCAATAAAGAATCCTGCATCAAATCCAGAAGGTCTATTTTCAACCTTTGTTATATCATTAACATAAGAAGATTTTAATGCGACAATATTTGAACTTATGTTATTTGGATCTGAATATCCAAATGGACCGTAGATTGGAATACCATCATATGCCCAACCTATAATTGACGAATGTTTTGTTGGTTTGTCAAATTCACCACTACCCAAAACATCAAAAGTATCAGACTCTAAATTTTCTAATAAATTTTGATTAACACCAATTACATCGTAACTTAAAAAATCACTTCTTGGAACTAATACTGTATCTCCTTCTCTAAATTGTTCATTCAGTTGTAAAGTTCTTACTGAACTATCAAACACACCTCTTACGCCTCTAGGTACAACATCTGCAGAAGTGCTTGTTGCTGAGTATCCTATACCACTACTAATGACTATAGCGTCTACTAGTTTGCTATTCTCTATTACTGGTCTTACAACAGCACCTACGCCCTCTCCTGTTGATTTTATTATTATCTCTGGTGTTGAATTATAATCTTCACCTTGATCTGCTACTACTACATCTACTACTTTACCATTTTCAATAATAGGAGTAAGAGATGCATATCTTCCAGACTGAATAGTTACATTTGGATTAGCAATATTATTTAATATCTTGGAACCATAATCACTTCCTTTTTCGTATAGGTAAGCACCAGTAAATGAACCTGTAACAACTGGAGTAATGTTAAATGAACCTGTTACGCTACCGTTGTAAACAACCTCAATATTTACTTTTATATCAGGATACTTAAAAGTTTGATATCCAGTTCCAGTTGTTGTTAAATTGACAGTTTTACCCCTATCAAAATCAGATGTAGATGTACCACCAACTCCTGCATTTGCTAATTTAAATGAATTGTCATCAACCTTCATTACATAATATGATGATGTGGTGGTTAATCCCAGTATTGATTGTGGCATTGTTGAGCCAATACCAACCATAGGTGAATAATTAATCAAATCACCGTGCTTAAATCCGTGATTATCAAAATTAACAGTATCATATGAAGTAGATATCCCAGATGGTTTTACAATTAATTTACGATATTCATATCCACTACCAGAATTTTTAACTTTTATACTGTTTATCGTATTTTTCGTTTCTGTTCTAAAAAAATGAATTCCTGCTGCTGCAGTATCGGTTGATAAACCTACAGTATTAATACCAGTTAAAGCATCGTTCTGAGTATTATAAAGCGTAATTGTTGTGGGATTAACATATCTTACATAATATGGATCTCCATTTGCTAATGTTCCAGTTATTTGATTTGTAGTATCAAACGCTACTCCGATTCCAATAGGAGCATTTCCATTACTCTGATAATAAACTATCTGACCATTTTCTAAATTATGTTCCTTGAAAAAAGTAATAGTCTCATTTTCAATATCAATACCACCACCAAAATCTAAGTCTCTACTATCAAAACTTAACTCTCTAAATCTAGCACCTGTAACTGCTTCTAATTCACATCCATCACCATTTCCCCCAGTCAATGATACACTTTTTACAGATTTAACGTCAAATTCTTGTGGATCAATAAAGACCTCTTTAACTGAACCAGTGATTACTGGTTCAACATATGCTGTATTACCTAAACCAGCCTCAACTAATATTTTTGGTGGATTAATTACATCATAACCATCACCACCATTTATTAGATTAATACTAGATATAGCTCCATAACTAATAAAATCTTCTGAAACTGGAGATCTAACTTCTACACCATTCTTTAATATACCAATATCAGTTATATTTTCATCACCTGCAGATGAATCAATCAAACTTTGAGATAAAGGAAATCTTCTTAATATTTTATTTGCACTTATTTTTTTACCATGCTGTCTTAGTAGAGTAAATGTATGCAAATCTTTTTCTGAAACTCCTAAACCAACCTGTATTGTACTAGCAGTTCCAATTTGTGCTCTGGAAGAGTAGAGTGCTAATTTAGTAATATTTGATCCAGAGGTTGCAGGTTGTGGATCAACATAGTAAATAGTACCATCACTCAAACCAGGTGCCACTTCTGATGGATTACTGTTAGTAGAGTTAGGGTCTTTAATTGAATTATAAACAACAGCATCCCCCTGTATAAATTTAATATCTCTATTAGTATCAAAATGAAATTCTAAGAAATTATAAAGTCCAGATACTATATCTTGACTATCTCTATCAAAAGAAAACCTAAATGATGTATTTGCAATACCAACTAAGGTTTCCTGTATAATATTATCAGTTATGTTAAAATCAGGGAGTGAGTTCGATGCAACATAACCATCAGTGTCACCGTCTGTATATACATTGAGCACATTAGAAATTATATTTTCATTTCCCTCTCTTATCTCAACATTTGTACTTGTTGCCTTTTCAACTACTCTACGAATATCATAATCTTGTCCCTGAACTGGAGTAAATCCTAAGTTTGTAACTGTTATTTGATTTAAGTTAGAATCTACACTTGCAACATTAAATGTACCATCAACAGTTTGTTGACCCCTTCTAATAACTTGAAATTCATCACCAACTGCGATAGATGATTTATCAATTAAAGTATCTAATTGAATTGTAGCACCACCACCAGATCCTAAAATATCAACTTTAAATCTTGAACTTGTATTGTAAATCCAAGAGTTTGCAAATTTTTCCTTATAACTTTCCCCATTATTAAATATTTTCTCACCAAGATTTCTAACGAATATATTTTCACCTTCATTAACTAGTGTAACTTTATCATCAACAACTAAGTTGTTTAATACTCCAGTTATTCTTAATTCAATTTTCTTTGATAAATCACCATTTTCATATCCAAAAATATTGCTATTAAGTCTAATATTATCAGCAGTATTAATTTGATTTGTTATACCAGTGCAGTCAAAGAATTGATTGATTGATTTTGATTTATATTCAATAGTATTAGAACCACTTATGATGGTTCCTGTCGTACCAAATCCTACTGTTGAGTCTACAGATATAATTGTTGAATTGGGAGATACGTCATTCAATACCTTTGTATTTGGATTGACCGTAAATGTACCTTGTATTAAGTCTCTATCACTATATCCGACAAATAAGGACATTTTATAGTATGACTTACCTTCTCTATTAAATATTTCAACTCCAGATACAGATGCATTTGTTTGTAAATCATCGCTCTTGAATATTGTCTGTCCAACTAAGTTCTGTGGGTCTCCATTTTCTGTAATTAAATCAACAATTATAACTTCTCTTCTTACAAATTCAGAACCTGAAGGTTTAATTAAGTTACCTTCAAGGTCGAGGATTGTAGAACTAACTCCATATAATACTTTAAATAATATTTTTATAGACTCTTCAAGACCTTTTGATTGATAAAATGAGCGAGCAAATTTAACAAAGTTACCTACATCTAAGTCAGACGCAAAACTAACATCCTCAAAACCTGGTAAAAATGTTTTCTTTAATTTTTTATAAAACTCTTGTATGAATAATACAGATAAGTTTTGTACAGTCGAACCATTTACATGACTATCTGCTAATGTTTCCTCAAAAGTAAGTTTCTCACGATTAACATCTATTAAAGATGATGATACACCTACATTATATCCTGTAACACCACTAAATCCACGTATACATCCTGTAAACGTGGTTGATGTTATTCCTGTGTATGATATAATCTCATTATCTATTTTTAGTAATCCATACTCACTAGGAAATCCTTTTGTACTTGGCACAGATATAGTTGTATCAGACGAATCAATAGCAGCAGTAATTGATGTAATTCCAACTACAACTTCTGGTACAAGATTATCTACTTTAATATATTGATCAAAATTCTGAATTAAATCGGAGGTACCTCCTTGAAATTCTTGTGAGATATAATATTGCTTAAAGAATTCTACCGCATTTGGAAAATCACTTGTAATAAACTCTGGTAAGTGGTTTTCAATGACACTGTTAACTTTTATTCTTTTGTCAAATTGTGACATAAATTATTTCCTCTCTAAAACTCCATTTGAGTAACTTGAAGTATAGTAGTCTCTAGTAAATACAACACCTGATACATCTTCTCCTGATGCAATAACGTCCTTCAACATATTTATCGAACTACTTGAAATGTCTAAACTGACAAAGAGATCTTTTAATCCAATCACATCATTTGAGTCAGGAAATGCCTGTATTTCAATTATATCGTTTTGTGCAACTGTTGATGTGATATTAATCGTGTTCAATATCACTTCACCTTTTTTATAGTCAACTAAACCTGCGTCTTTGAGTAAAACTTGCACATTATTTTTTTCATCTCTACTAACGACACTAATCGTACCTTTCATACTTCCGTCAAGATTTCCTGCAGCATCCTTATTTGGAATATCTGTCAAAAACGCAGTTGATGAACTTCCAGAAATCGTAAAACCTGTGCTCTTTATATTGTATCCAGCGGGATTGATATGAAATTTGTTACCAAAACATAATTCATATTGTGCGAATTGATTAATTAGAGATTTTAAATCTCTTCTTATGATTACTTTTGTAATATTTGATGTAATACCATCATTGATTCTATCAATTAGTTGATTTACCTTACTATACTTAAATCTACCACCAAACTTATTCATCTCAACATTAGTTGCATAATTCTGCAAAGCGTTTATAACGTTTGTTCTTAAGGTTATTGGTGAACCTACTTTAGATGGATCATAATAGACATTTGAATCAATTTCAACGTAAAGTATTTTAAGGTCAACTATCTCTGAGTTAATACCTGCGATTGCATAATTTTTTAATTTACTTTTAATTTGTGATTTGTCAAAATCAGAGATGAAAGTACCATTTTTTGGTTTAATACTAATCTGAACTTTACCAAATTGTGGAGGAACTAATTCCTCTCCTCCTATAACAGCAACAGACTCCGTTTGGGGGTAGATTTGATTAATTATTGCCTCATAATCTCTTGATGTAACTGCTCTATATTGTGCTGAGTAAAGTCTTGGTGCAAAATACTTAATAGAAGACACATCCTCAACTTCAGACCCTCTAGAGGCGTTTGTAACGGTAGTGGTTGTTACAGTATCAGACGGAGTAAAGAATGTTCCATCATCTTTAGTAAACGTTCCTTGAAAACTGAAATTACTTGGACCATTTCCATCTGGACCATCAGTAACAATGTAAGATGCACGAACTGTTGTACCATTTTCTAATTTTTTACCGAAAAATCCATCACCAAATAAAATTTCATACTTTTCATCTTGTACTTCCTGTGCAAGGTAGATTTCTGAGTTTTTATTAAGTGTTAATATATTGTCAACTCTTGAATACTTTCTTCCGATTGTTACTTGGTTTGGATCTGCAACATGTACAACTAATGTTGATGCATCAATGTTTGGACTATCAAGAATAAATCTTTGATCTCTAGATGTATCGACTGAAAATGTTCGAGTTAAATATGTTCCTTCGTAGATTGTAATATCATCATCAAATTGTGCAAAAGAATTACTACCAATTGTTTTGACTGCACTTGAAGTAATAGTTTCGGGTATTGAAAATCTAAAAGTGGTATTTTCACTATTACCAACACATACTAAACCTGCTCTTAGTGAAAGAAACCTTGGTGTAGCATCTGTAGTTGGTCCTAAATCAATATCATCTAACTTTATCGTCGCTGTAGCTGCTCTTCTTGATCGAGGAACATAACCAATGTTTCTTGCAAGCGAAACAACATTCTCTCTTATAGTTGCAGAGTCTAAGAATGCTTCATTTGCAACTAAGTTTGCATTGAATGAATTAATATAAGTATTATATGCAAGAGTATCAATTAGTACTGAAAAATTAGAACCCTCAAAATCAAAATCAGTAAAATTTGAGTTAGAACGTAAAAAATCTTTGATTTGTGCTTTGATATCATCAAAGTCTAAACTAGTGTACTGAGTAAATGGCATATTATCTTGTTGGTTCTAATATGAAAGAGAAGGACTGAGTGGGAACTGCTAATCCAATAATATCAAAAAGTATTTTAATCTCCATCTCATTATCATCTGGTTTTCCAATCACCTCTACATTAACATTAGTCACTCTTGGCTCAAAATTGTTGATAGTTTCTCTAATTTGATCCTCAATTACATAGGTAGTTGTCCTTGTGAAATGATCAAATAGTGATTCACGAACATCTGTGCCAATTAAAGGGTTAAAAAACCTTTCAGTTGGTATTGTTTCAACCAAATTCCTCACTGATCTGGCAATCGCACGTTCATTAGTCAGCACAGGAATGTCTTTTGTCACAGGATGTGGTGAAAAAGACAAACTTATATCCTTAAATGCTCTTGATCTGCGTTGAATCGCCATTATTGATACTTTTAGATTTATTTATACCCAATCACTAACGTTTTTTATCAAAAAGATGAATATAATCTTCCTCTAGAACTTCTTTCAAATAATTTTTATCCCAATAATCGTAATAATTGGTTTTTGCAAGTTTTTTTCTTGCCTCAGTGAGTTCAGAACGTGGTTGACACAAGACTAAGTTGTATTTTCCGTTACTTGTTTGTATTCCTTGTATATAAGTCTTCGTTTTTCCGTGATCTGCAATGAATTTGTAGTTCGGATAGTTGCGATTATAGTCGTCAACAGCATCATATAAGAAATTTGCGTCAATATCGTCTTCGACTACGTATATTATAACGTCAAACTCGTCATTTGGCATAATTTGACTTAATTTTTCGTCTACTATTGCAAAATTTGCCTTTGACGCATAAGGACATATGGCAAAATTACCTAGTTCGGGTCGAATTTTAGATAATTGACCAATCCAATGTAAAATATACCTACTTTTCTCTTCTTTCATCGGGTGTAGTCCAGAAATAATCGTCACAATCACCTAATCGACCCCAGTTAACATCATTCTCAACCTCAAAGATACGTGTTGATACCTTAAAATCAGGTATTTTAACGTTTTGAGGAGTCATTGAGGTGTCATAGATGCGACATCTGTTGTTTGGATAGAGACAAAACTGCCCATTACGCAATTGTATCAGGTTAAATGACTTATGTTCATCAGGAAGTTCACTTGTTGCAGTGTCTACTTGGTCATTATCACCATGATAGTTGTCTAAAGTACAAATGTACTGCCCTTTTTGGTTTCCAAAGTGTCTTGTACGACATTCCCACTCCATCGGAGCGACAAATTGCTTGACAATTACCGTAAAATCATAGTCCATACAGTTCCAAAACTGTAAATTCACCAAATCCATGTCAGGATCGGGGGTTTTAGGTGCCGAGAGAAAAGCGGATATGGGTAATTTATCATACATCGCCCCATATTCGGGTAAATACGTCTCAAAATAGAAGGCACGACCCTGTATTGACTTCGCACAAACCCATAAACCCTCTACAAACTCTCCAAAACCCGATTGAAAGTCAGTCAGATACTCTTTTCGTACCCATACTTTCTTAGTTGGTAGATTCGCAATTAATTTTGACATGTCTCAAAGAAGTTAGAAATTTCATATCCATCAAGTTTCTCTTTATAATCTGCCTCTTCTCCCAAATAATAGTAATCGTAACCTAATCTCTTATATAACGCAATCTCATTTCGATTCGCAACGTGACCCAGACTCAGTTTCTTATTTCGATAGTTCCAAGCAAACTGATCCGCCCATACACTATTCACACTCTTAAATTTATACGCAAGAGTAAATGCTGCTAATTCATTTCCATCATAATAACCAATTATATCGGTATGTGGTAACTCAAACTCTTCACGAAAGATTGGTACGACATCAGTAAATCCTTTATATCTTACATATTCACGATAGATTTCAAGACACCGATCAAAAGAAGAACTACCAAGAATACGATAGTTCGAGTATTCCTGATAGTTTGTTTCTGAAAGTCGAATGCGACAATACATTAACGACCCTGACCTCTGTATCTTTTGCGAGCCGAGTTACGAGAGGTCGCTGAGTATTTCGAGTGTTTTCCCGTTCCCTGACGAGTTTTTTTGGGTCGTGACTCAGTTACATAAGTACTTCCCATCATTCCTGATCTTTTTGCCATGAGTCTTCCTCTATTGGTTCATAAGT